GGTGGGGGGTTGTTGATCCCCTTTAGTAAACCCTGATATTGTTTGTTGAGTCATTCATTTGATAACTGAGTGTCTTCATTACACCCTTCTGATCATAAAAGATAGTATATCCATATATGTACATAGGCCCTGAAGCGTTCAAAGAGAACTGAAAATACCTGGAACTGAGACTAGGAATATCGAATCGTATATTAGCAAATTGGTAGTCTCCACTATAGTTCTTTTTTTGTCCAATGGTAGGTATTGCTGTTAAACTCGAGGCATCATCAAGGATAGCATTGTCGAACTGCCCGTACCTTTCCCTCTCATATGACTGTAATTTTGTTGTTTGGTTTGTGACAGCAGATGTTATTCGCTGAGCCGGTGCTCGATCAAAGTCCGCAAATGAATCCAGCGTGGCCACTACGTCCCCTGTAAGCATGCCCTGTATCTCCACCCTAAACACTTTCTTGATAGCCTCTGGGGAGTCAAAGTCAAACCAGTCAGAAACGTACTCGTTAGTCAAAGGCGCATTGAGTTGATAAGTTTCCGGGAGAAGTTCAATGGCACCATTTGTTGGAATACCTTGCCAGACCTGCAGGCCTGTCTGCGCATTAAGTGTCGTCGCAGTACCAACACCTTTTTTGCGAGCATTGGATCCAAATATGACATACCCCTCCGGACCATATGTTAGGCATTGAGCGGGGACGTCTTCTCGCAGGGACCAGCCCATTGAGTCGAGATTTAAAATAAAACCTCGATTATTATAGACCGCGCCGTTGACAGGGGCAGTACACCAGTATTCCCTGTCTCTCTCATTGTAAACAGCCTCTGCTCTACGAATGCCAACCACATCATTAATCTCATCAACATATGTTTCCAGGCCTATGCTGATATCAATTATTGAGGATGCGCCACCATCCGTCATAGTTAACTTTTTGAATCCATCCTTGGCCAGATAAATAAGACCTGTACCTGTGATGACCTTGGCCGTCTTAGGTGCAATACATCCCGCTGTGTTTGAAATATTCTTTATCGCTAAATACCCCTCAGCGAATGGAGACTGGGTAATAACATCAACACCATTTGTTTTAAGAACAATACATAGGTCTTTATAGACCGCCAAGCCTGTTATTTTGTCTCCATCAGATAAAGTAACTGTGAGTTTATTTAGAGAACCAAATTGTTCAGGGGCATTAACTTGTGAATATATAATTTCATTACCACGAGCCAATAAGGTTCTGCCCTGGAATGTTGTTACAGCATCGGATTCTAGAGAGACAATAACAGAATCTGTCATTCTTGGGGCTTGTGAACCCAAAGAGTTATCTGATATCATATCAATATAGTCTGTCTCTAGATTGTTTGGGATATCGTCAAGGAAGAAGAAATTCTCATTTGTTGATAAATCAATGCCTATTGCACGGTTAGCAGCTTCACCAACCATATTCCTTGTCCTGTACAAACGCCTTGATATAGTACCATCTGGGCCCCGTGGCACATTCGTAAGTGGTATGATGTATTTATAGGTGTGGTATACCGCAGCCTCAAACGTGACTAAACCAGAGGCTGTAGCGGCTACGGTCTGGTCATATATAATGCGAGGGGAATACCAATTAATGACTGGGGAGGCATCGGATAATGGGCTTTCTGAACCTGTTTCTGAGATAAATGAGACTTTATAGCTATATGAGCTCATTCTTTTTGGTTTTGAATGAAATGTAGGCTGAACATAATCAGCATCTGGGGTTGAATCAGTTGGTGCAGGTATTGTTGCCCAGTCACCATCCTCTGTTAATGATGTATTACCCAGCCCAGCATTATTCCTCGGGTCAATAACGATGTCTAACTTATTGCCTGTTCCATCAACACCGTTAAGGACTGAACGTTTATCACCAGTTGTTGAGTAAAAGAAGTCATTAGCCCCAATATTGGCAGGATCACATGAGCCCAAATCAGCGCGACCGGTTGGTCCGATAGGCAAAGGTGGATTAGGTTTGCTAGTAAAACCAAATGGAGACAGCCTACCTTTACCATAAAACTTTTGAGGAGCATAACCATTAATGTTGAATATGCCTAAGTGTTTCCCTAGAGGAAGATATATTGTTGGTGATGTATTTCGATATGGGTTGGGGCCCACTTGGAATGTATTAGAATTCTTCGTTATTAGGATATTATCCGACATTTGTGAATCAAGAACATTAATATAGTCCTCTGTTTCAAATAACAGATAATTCTCACCTTGTTGTTTATCCCAAGAATAGATACTTGTGACATCTTCATTAGGCACAGCAGCGCTGTTTGTCTCAATACCGTATGATATCCAACCTCTATCATTGGTCAACCCAGCAAACTTTTTATCAAGTCGGAGGTTTTTAATACGGAAACTATCGCCTTTGCCCTTTAACCTAGGATTACGAGATATTCCAGTTATTAAACTTTCGTTCTTTTTCTTCAAAAGTGTTAACCTCGATAGGTGATAGTTGGTATGCGTTGATAAGCTGCTGTCCGCCAAGATGAGCCAAATCTAACACCTGTGTCAAGTTCAGTAGAATATCTGGCGGATAATAGTTTGTATTTGTCCCAATAGCGTTGGTCAGGCAACTGGGCTAATGAAGGTTTATCGGACCGGGTATAAAGTTCTACCAGCACAGCATCAACCAACATTGATTGAAATTCTGTTGGTATGTTAGGTTCATCCGTGTCTGTTTGCAAACTTGGTGGTTGGTAAATATATCGAAGATCAAAGGTCAGTTGCACAGTTTCCTGGATAAGAGCACCTTCCGAACCCAAACTATCTGGTATACCACCCGCCCCCGTGGGCCTAGGATAGAATCTAATGAACTTTTGTTGTGGCACATCAACATGCCTAGGATAAGTGTAAGCGGTATCAAAAGTTGAGTTACCATCAATGGAGGTGGTTGTAGTTGCCAAAATGGGGTTTTGAGGAAAATCATCGGCGACGTTCTTGTCCCAATAGACAGGATAATATACAATAGTTTGGTCTGTCTGCAGATATCCTCGATAAAGTACAGCTTTAATGATCTCGGTACCCACCTTTCCAGCAAAGGTGTGGAAACTGTGATTAGGATAAGGCGCATTAAGGTTTATCTGGAAGTTAGCAGGCGCAACCCCAGGCAATATTTCATGATCAAACTCATATATCCCCGACATTGCACCGGTTCTTTGATTATACCAACGGACCCCAAAGTAATACGTGCCTGCAATGAAGTCGCCGACCCCGGGGTTGATAGATGTTACAGCGTCGACTATATTTGAATTTAATATCTCTTGTGTTTGATAAGGTAAAGAAACATAGTTGTCTGGAGTTGGCCCAGTTTTCCCTAAGTCTAAACCAGCATATGCGTCCAACCTGGCCGGAATACCTTTAGATGGGCCTATCGAATTCAACCCAGTGGCGACTCTATCCCTCCATGCAATATCCATTACTTCTAAACAATCTAATGGTAAACGGATATCTCTTTGTATAATCTTCCATCCTTCATATCCGACGGTGGTCGCCTGTCTAATAGGTCTATCGACACCTATAATGCTAGACCCTACACCATTTGTTATTTCAATGATGTTATATTCCTCTGATTCTATCTCAATGATAAGTGGAAATATTGTTGAAGTTCTAAGCGGATCCAACACAGAGGCGTCTTCCGTCATGGCCTCGGTTAATGTAAGCGCTTGTCCGTCCTTTGCCCACTGCGCTGTGACAGTGGATGACCCTTCAATATCTGGAATGATACGTATAGGTATTGTCTTTGTATTAAACATCCATGGTCGACTATGCCACAACTCCAAATACTTTTCGTTGATTAAACTATCGACGAAGTTATGGAAACCCGTAGCACTAACATCATAAGGTGCATAGTCCAACTGTTGCAGTATTCTATTCCTTATCTTCTGCCTATTCACCGTACGCTCCCTGGATTTGTAATATTAAAAAAAGGCCTACCCCTCCATAAAGAAGAGGTAGGCAGGCACTAAGGAAATTACGCGAAAAGGCCGATCACCCAGACGTCGCCATGATTGAGAGCAGCATCTTCAAGAGCAACTGCAAAGGCAGGCACT